CACGGCTGATAAATTTACCGATCATCTAGATATTACACCGTGCAAGGCAAAACGTGCTATAGCACCAAACGGTAGCATTGGCATTATGGCAGGAACCACAACGGGCATTGAACCTTTATTCGCCGTTGCGTTTAAACGACGTTATCTCAAGGGTAAGAACTGGCACTATCAGTACGTTGTGGATAGTGCTGCACAGCAGCTGATCGATCTATATGGAACGGATCCAGAATCTATTGAATCCGCTCTTGATCTAGCCAGCGACTACAAACGGCGTATCGCATTTCAGGCTGACGTTCAGGACTACGTTGATCAGGCAATCAGTTCGACGATTAACTTACCGTCGTGGGGATCAGACCTTAACAATGAAGACACTGTCGATGACTTCACGGAGACACTTGCAAGCTATGCCCACAGGTTACGTGGCTTCACCTGCTATCCAGATGGTAGTCGCGGTGGTCAACCGCTAACGTCTGTCCCATATGCCGAAGCCGCAAAGCAGGTCGGTGAGGAATTTTTAGAAGCAATCGATGTCTGTGACATTACACAGCGTGGGGGTGGATGTGGTTGAACCCGAAACCGAAACCGAAGAAGATAAACTTTTAACAGGAGGGATGGTTCCTGTTCGCCATGCCTGTTGGCATTGTAAGTCGGAACTTATCTGGAACAACGACTACTCGTTTGAAGAAGTTGGCTTTGAAGGTAACGGGTTGCTGACCCACCTATCATGTTCTGGCTGTGGTGCGTTTTATGAAATTCATAAATTAGAAGAAGTGAAACATTAGTGTAGTTTTTTAGTTAATTTGTAGTTATTACTATACAACTTAATTATTTAGTGATAGGATCTAGACACATTCTCTTCTTCCTATGTTTACCCCGGTAACATTGTTCTCCATTCAGTGTTACCGGGTTTTTTTTAAGATGGACAACCGTCGTGAAGAAATCATTTTTAATATCATTATTTACCGTTAATAACTTTGGAATGTTGCTGTTGTTTGGTTTCCCCAGTCCAACGTCAGCTAATCCACAAAAAGGGGTAGAAGCACCTGTCTGTGCATTTTATCTGACACACAGGGAATTTCTTAAAAGTGTTGGGGAGCAACCAGCATTCCGTGGTTTGTCAAAACGTGGGCACGTCACTGAAGTGTGGCTGGATGACAAAACTGGGAAGTGGACAGCGGTAGTTACTTACTCGACAGGGAAGATGTGTACCGTTGATTACGGGAACACTGGGGATCAGTTGCCAATAGAAAAAGGTGACCCCAGTTGATCGCCGATAAATACGATCTGGTCGATAAACCGAAACACTATATGGTGAATGTTGGTAAGCATCGGCTTGAATCTTGGGACATATTAGATGCTTTGTTTCGCCGCAATGCCATGCTTTGGAATGCGGGTAAATACCTCATGCGCGTTGGCACGGGTGGTAAAGATGATGACCTGCAGGATCTGAAGAAGTGCAGGCAGTATCTGTCGCGTGAAATATCCAGACTAGAAGCCTTGGAAAAAGCAGTGATGGACTAGCTAATCGATAAGCCGACTCAAACCCCGGCACAAAACGACAGCAATGATGAAGATGTAGAAGCGTTTAAACACAGCGAAATTACATCCCTGTACAGGTTCTACAATAAAAAAATAACCTGCTTTATGTAGGAATATCTAAATCAATTATGAATAGATTATCGCAACATAAAAGAGACAAACCTTGGTGGGCAGAAGTATCCGTAATTAAAGTAAAACACTTTAATAATCGTGAGAGAGCGGAGAAGGAAGAGCGTCGAGCAATCAAAAAAGAAAACCCTTTACATAATAAAGGACATACGCTTCAGCATTTAAGTACTAAATTGTCTCGCAGTCACGCCAAACTTATCGCCAATTCGGTAATAAAATTACAGCTACAGCATAAGGGTCTCAGAAAACTTTCTGCGGCGATGAACAGGGAAGGGATCCCTACACATCGTGAAGGATCAAGATGGCACCCTACTAGCGTGCGAAGATTACTATTCACCATCAAAATGATACAAAGTACACAAGATGCTCCAGCTTAATACGCTCGAAGACATACAACATGCCATGCGCTTGCTGGAAGACAAGGAATCCGCAGACCGTGCGCAGGGTAGTTTGCTCGATTATTGTCAGCATTTGTCGCCTCAGTACATGAGGCCAAAGCATATTGAATATCTCGCGTCAAAATTGGAAGCTGTAGAGCGTGGTGAAATCTCCCGGCTGGCAATAAGTATGCCGCCAAGGCATGGGAAATCAGAACTTGCCAGTAACTTTTTTCCAAGCTGGTATATAGGCAGGCATCCAGATAAATACGTTATATTTTCCACGTATGCACAGGAACTTGCAGACGATTTTGGGCGTAAAGTCCGTAATACACTGCGTGATGAACGATTTGGTCAGGTCTTTCCAGACGTGACACTGGATGAAACGTCGCAGTCTGCGCGAAGATTTGGCACATCCCACCGGGGAAGTTACTTCAGCGTGGGTGCGGGTGGTGCCATTACAGGTCGTGGTGCCCATTTATTAATTATCGACGACATTATCAAGGGTCGTGAAGACGCAGACTCGACTGCAATACGCAATAATGTCATCGACTGGTACAAATCCACAGCCTATACACGGTTAATGCCGAAACCTTCTGCCGTTGTGATTATTGGTACACGTTGGCATGAACTCGACTTGATTGGGCACGTTCTCGATAACGATGACCACGAAACGTGGGAAGTAATTAACCTGCCAGCGATAGCAGATGAAGATGATCAGCTTGGAAGGGAAGTCGGTGAGGCACTTTGGGCTGATCAGTATCCAGTGGAACGTCTACGTGAAATCAAGCAGACCGTTGGTAGTCGTGAGTGGGCATCATTATTCCAGCAATCCCCCGCTGCAGAAGATGGTAATATATTTAAGCGTCACTGGTGGCGTGTCTGGGAAGACCCTGAACCACCACCGTGTGATTATTTACTGCAGTCATATGATACAGCATTTAGCGCGTCTAGTTCTGCAGACTTCACGGCAATTCAAACTTGGGGTGTGTTTGAGCGGGAAGGCGTGCCCCAAGCAATCTTGTTGAGTTGTTTAAACGAGCGCCTCGAATACCCACAACTGCGTGAGCGTGCGTTAGAACTCTATAAAAAGTGGAGACCAGATTCCGTTCTTATAGAAAAGAAAGCATCGGGGCAGTCATTGTTGCAGGACTTACGTCGCACTGGCATTCCCGTAACAGACTACTCGCCAGACCGCGATAAAGTTTCGCGTGCCCATTCCGTAGCACCAATGGTTGAGAACGGGCAGATATGGTTACCGCAGGGTAAATATTGGGCTGACGACTTCTTGAACCAGTGCAGTAGCTTCCCCAATGGTCGTCGCAAAGACATGGTTGATGCCTTTACGCAGGCGATTATCAGGCTGAAAACAGGCTATTTCCTGCACTATGGGATTGAGGAAGAAGAAGACCAGACATACCAGAAGCGCAAGCGCTACTATTGGTGATTAACTATACTTATGTTATCTTGTCACTACTAAATAGGGATTTTAATATATGGCTATTGAACGGGCATTAGACTTACTTGCTCCCGAATTAGTCGTCGATAATACTCAGGATATTTCAACTGAAATTGTAATTGAAACAGACCTTGAGTCTGGTGAAACTGAGATATCTATCGGTGACTATCCAACGAGTGAACTCATGGTTCCACACGGTGCTAACCTTGCTGACAATTTGGTTGATACCGAACTGTCTGCTCTAGCGTCTGAACTCGTTGAAGCCTATGATGAAGATCGTAGTAGCAGGGCAGAATGGGAAACCGCTCTTGTTGAGGGCATGGACATTCTGGGTATTCGCTTGGAAGAAGTTAGTGAGCCGTTTGAGGGTGCATGTGGTGCCCATCATCCAATGCTGTTGGAAGCATGTTTACAGTTTCAGGCCCGTGCTGTTGCAGAACTCTGTCCAGCGGATGGACCGATCAAAACTAAAATAATAGGTGGTAGTGACGAAGCAGTGATAGCGCAGGCACAACGTGTCGAGCAGCATATGAACTATCAGATCACAGAAGAATGCGAAGAATACTTTGATGAGATGGATCGCATGTTGTTCATGTTGCCACTCATGGGTATTGGTTTCAAAAAAACCTACTGGGATGCGACGCTTAATAGAATTACATCACGCTTTGTCGGGGCACAGGACTTTGTAATAGACAATGAAGCGTCAGACCTGATGACTGCTTCGCGTTACTGCCATGCACTGACGATGGATGCCAACGACATCCGTAAAATGCAGGTCGCTGGTGAATACCGTGACTTTGATCTGGGTACACCAGCTGATCTAGACCGTGGGCAGATAAACGAAAAGGCCAGTGAAATAACGGGGCTGACGTTCACGGGTTACGGGGAGCGGTTCAGGGTTCTGGAGTTCCACGTCAATCTTGATTTACCCGGCTTTGAGCATCTTGACAGTGAGGGTAACCAAACGGGAATAGCACTGCCATATATTGTTACAGTGCTTGATTCAAACAACGAAGTTCTTTCCATACGCCGAAATTATGCGGAAGGCGATACAGATTACAAAAAATTAAATTGGTTCACAGTATACCGCTTTCTTCCCGGTTTAGGTTTCTATGGTTTGGGCTTCGTACATGTACTTGGCAATCTCCAGCGTACTGCAACGGCGGTACTGCGTAGTCTTGTTGATGCTGGTCAGTTTGCAAACTTGCCGGGTGGATTTAAAGCCAGAGGTATGCGGGTCGCAGGAGATCAACCCATTTCGTTTGGTGAATTTAGAGATATAGACGGGGTTGGGGATGACATTCGTAAATCAATTATACCGCTACCTACAAAGGAACCAAGTCAAACACTCGCTATGTTACTGGGTTCTATTGTTGATAATGGTCGTCGCCTTGCTGCTTCTACAGATTTACAAGTAGGGGATCAGAATACCAAGGAGACACCTGTCGGTAGTGTGGTTGCGATGATGGAAGCTGGACAGCGCCTGATGTCAACAATCCACCGACGACTACACCGTGCCCAGCGTAATGAATTTAGATTAATGGCGCGGCTAAACTATGAGTATGGTGACTTCGGTGCCTACACCAGTGGGGCGGGTGACATAAGACGTGAAGACTATGACGGCAGGGTAGACGTAATCCCTGTTTCAGATCCAAACATCTTCAGTGAATCCCAGAGAATTATGAGAGCGCAGGCACAGCTTCAGCTTGCACAGCAATTTCCGCAACAGCACGACCTTCCAGCTGCACTGCGAAGGATGCATCAAACTATAGGAACGGATGAAATCGATGATATCTTGTTGCCTGATCGCGGTCCACAACGCGCTGACCCTGCTACTGAAAACTTTGCGTTCATGCATGGAAAGGCTGCGAAGGCTTTTGCAGACCAAGATCATCAAGCCCATATCCAGACGCATCAAGCGTTTTTAATGTCCATGCAGGGTGACCAGAACACGTTTAAACAGCTTGCACCCCGGATGAATGCGCATATTAACGAACACATTGCACACCAATATAGACAGCAAATAGAAGCGGCAATACAGCAACAGCTTCCTGATGCACCAGATTACAATCCACTAAAACCAACAGCGCCGTCAGATTATATGGAACTTGATCCAGCTATGGAAAACGAACTGGCGAGAATGCAGGCGTTAGCTGGTCAGCAACTTGCGCAACAGGCTATGCAGTTAAAGCAGGCACAGCAAAACCAGCAGGCAATGCAGACACCGCAGATGCAGGTGGCAATGCAACAGCTGGCGATTGATAAACAGGACAGCGATGTCAAGGCGTTTAAAGCCAAGGCAGATGTTGAATTGAAAGCAGCTGAACTTCAGGCTGAAATAAACGATCAAAACCTAGATCGCGAACTCGAAGCAGAATCAAAAATATTAGACGCGCAGATTAAGGCGGCAGATCAACGATCTCGCGTAGCCGCTGCGGCTATGAACGTGTCTCGTAACAACCAATAAAGGATTAGAAAATGGCTGATGACGCAACCCTAGCTCTTCAAGCAACGATGTTGCCTGATGATATACAGTTAACTATTGCAGGTGCAATGTCTGTAGCGCCTGCCGATGCTACGCAGAAGTGGTATTACAAGCATACGGCAATCAGCCACAGTGCCAGCGCAGATTTAATTGCAGGTCACTATCTCACTACCGCCGCAACGACATCTACAACGGCACCCGAAACAGTAGCCAGTGGAGACCTTGTTAAATTTTTGCTTGTCAAAAATGATTCAACGGAAGATGGCATTATGTTATCTATAGATGGCGGTGCAGCTGCCCACGATTTGGCTGACGGTATCTTTATCGGTGCATCTGAAACGTGGTTTGGCAGACTACCAAACGTCACCGTTGCAAACCTACACTGTATTGCATCTGACGATGGTGGTGCTGGCGATGCAACTGTTAATGCACAGGTATTCGCATTACTGGATGATGTATCGGCGTAATGGCAACACCTGCTAAAGGTAAGCGGTTTGTCAAGAAGGTTAAGAACCCTAAAACAGGGCGAACGCGCAAGGTATCCTTCGGTCAATCCGGCAAGGCATCGGATGGAAAGGACCGTATCCGACCCGGCACGTCTAAGGGTTCGAGCTACTGTGCGAGATCGGCGGGTATAAAACGCGACATGCTACGCAAAGGCGGTAAGTCGGCAAAGAAAGCCCGTGATCCTAATTCTCCAAATAACCTATCTAGGAAGAAGTGGAAGTGCAAAGGAACTAAATCAATGAGGTGACGATGTCAGAAAGAGTGTTAGCACAGATTATGTGTTTTTTACTGTTTTGTATGATTGTTTACTTTATTTCAGTTTAATGGAGTTTGTTGTAGCAAAGCACTCCATGCAACCCCATTCAATATCACCCCTAAATATGCGACAACAGGTACATCTAAACGATGATTACTAGGAATAATAATGCCAAGCAAATCAAAAGATCCGTTCGAAAAAGAAGTGGATCTAGAAAAGATAATACCGTTTCCAAAACAGGTTTACAAAGACGCCGCATGGCTGGGGGAAAAACTAAAACTAGATGCTCCTGACATTAAGTGCGTACTCGGTGTTGTGTTTTTTAAAAATGGTGAAATTAGCCTCGCGTCTACAAAGATTAATGTTGATGACTTGGTACTTGGTACAAAATTTCTAGACGTTTTTGCCAGCGAGTGCATTGCAACGCATTTAAGGGGTGATGATGGATAAAGAGTATTTATTAAAACAGATTAATCAACTGAGAAGTGAACACGTTGCTTATTCTGGAGAAGGGCGCTGCAGTAACTGGGATGAATACACTCGTATCTCAGGTGCAATTTCAGCGATTGATCGCGTGCTAACTATCGTAGAGGAACTGCGTGATGGGAACGAAGAAGATTAGTGAAGAAACGCTTGAGTCAATTAACTTGGCGGTAACTCCAGCGGGATACAGAGTTCTCGTTGCGGATGAACCAACTGAAGAAGTAACAAAGGGT